CGAGATGGGTTTCGTAAAGAGCAGGGCGTTGGAAGGCGCAGTCGTTGCATTTATGGAACTAACCCCAGAGCAGCAGCTTGAGCTTATCAAAAGGAGCACAGATGAAGGAAATAGTCAAAGTTGATGTAAAGCGGCGGCTTGATATGGAGGTTAAAGTCCCGCAAATTCCTATGACTTGGGATTATGACAAATCCGTAGAAAAGGTACGCGGATTTATCTATAAATGGGCGAATATAACCAAAGAAACTTGCGGGGAATTGTACATAGCTAGGGCGATATTATCCCTAAAACCCCAAAATCAGCCCAGAAATGCCGCCGGCGCATATGCGTCGGCGGATAAGAATTGGGGGACATATTGCAAAGATATAGACAACACAAAAAGCACGGTTAATCGTTGGCTTGCTCTATGGCTATCAGGCGGCAGCCTTGTAGGGAAACTCACAGGTAACATAGAAAACTATACTCCTGCCGAAGAGATTGAAATGGTACGGAGCGTGCTTGGTGGAATAGACCTTGACCCTGCCTCTTGTGAAAAAGCACAAAAAGTCATTAAAGCAAAAAAGTATTATACGAAAAGCTCTAATGGCCTTGATAAGAAATGGGCGGGTAAAGTCTTCCTAAATCCACCATATAAAATGCCTTTGATTAGAAGTTTTACGGACAAACTAATTGCAGAATTGCCAAACATTGAATCAGCCATACTTTTGACCAATGACCAAACCGATACTTTGTGGTGGCAAAAGTGTGCCAAGCAAGCTGATTTGATATGTATGCCAATGGGCAGGATTAACTTCTACACAGCAGAAAAGGAAAGGACATCACCTACGAACGGACAGACATATTTTTATTATGGAGATAACCCAAAAGATTTTCGTAAAGTTTTTTCTGAGAAAGGAGCAATAGTAAAAGTTCTATTATGAATTATCCTTCCACGATTTTACATCCAGATGCATTTACTAAATCACAATGGCATATTGTATGCCCCTATTGCGAAAGAGTAATCGGTTTTGATGGTATATTCGATTGGCGATGGGTAATGCAGGCAATAGGATATGACAAGGGGAAAACGAGAATAATGCCAATGGATTTTGATGGTGTTATTGAGAGGCATTGTCATTTTTTGATTTTTGAAACGAAAGACGTGGGCAAAGAAATATCTCAAGCGCAGCAATGGACACTTAAAAGATTGAGGAAAGCCAAAAGTATTTGCATAATGAAAGTATGGGGAAAAAGAAAACTTGATTCTTTTGAAGCGGAATTTAGTTATATGAATAAAATCCCCCGAAAAATTGATAGTGGTGTGGGCGAAGAAGAAGCAAAGAATTATGTAAGAAGATGGTTTGAGTGGGCAAATAATAGAGCACAATAGACTTATAGACAGAAGGGCAAGACTAAAACGCTAACTGAAATCAAGGAATATGGTGAAGGCCAGAAGGTCGAAATAAACAGATGGGCAATTTCTGGCAAAATGAGGCCTGTTATAGAGACCCGCAATGTTATAATAGACTTATTGGATGTGATAAAGTGGGTGAAGAAGAACAGGCCGGAATTACTGAAAGGAGAATGATATGTTAAAGATAAAACTTCTAATTTGCATTATTATTTGGGCTATTTGTGGGCTGGTAATGTCTACTATTCAAAAAAGAGAAGGCGGATGGCAGGTTGAATGGCCGGATGTGCTTCTTAATTTTATAGTTGGCCCGATTAAACTTGGTTGTTATTTGATAGCTAATCACAATGGTTAAATTGGCAAAGACAAAGAAACGAACAAAGAAACGGATACAGAAACTGCCGGTAAAAGAGACGCTTCGTCATAAAGTGGCATTCGAGACATATTATTTGCTTGGCCGAAAGAGGACTATGCGAAGGGTAGCAATTGCTATGGGGTTACATCACGCAAGCATTAGTAATTGGGCGAGGGCATTTGATTGGCATAAGAGGATAATCGAGCGGGACAATAAACTGGCAAAACGCATCCAGGAGGAGTCGGAGGATGGGATGGTTAAGCTCGCAATAGATTACAGACCGACCGTTCGGGATATTATGTTGGTGATAAAAGCGGCAATTCAGATTGGCATAAATACGATTAAGTCGGGAAAGTTTAGAGTAGATACTGCTGATGGGCTTTCAAAGATAGTGGCAACTGCTGAAAAGATGATACGACTTGACTTACTGCTGATGGGCGAGCCGGAGGAGCGGCGGGAAATGCTAATTAAATGGGTATATGAAGATGGGGTTGTACCGCCAATAGACAGTAAGCCAGTGGATGCCGAATTTGAAGGGGGATAAGGTATTTCGTGAACAATGTAATTAAAATCAATCCGAAGCCCTATAAGTGGCTGCTGGCCAATAGAGATAAGCGGTACTTGTACTTGCACGGGGGAGCATCAAGTGGCAAATCGCATACGATGGGGCAGTATCTACTCAAAGACAAGTTCACAATGGAAAGGAATATCGGGATATTATCCTTGAGGAAAGTACAACCGGCGGTTCGGACAAGCTGTTTAGCTGTTGCACGGCACTATATCAGGAAGGCGGGATTAGAGAAGTCTATACGCATAAATCTATCAACAATGACAATGACGGCCTGGAATGGTAACCGATGGCTATTTGACGGCTTGGACAATGTGTTTAAAAAGAGGTCGATGGAAGGGATAAATTATGTTCACATCGAAGAGACGGCGGGCAAGCATCACGATGCTCAATTCACGGAGCGAGAGATTAAGCAGCTTGATATGACTTGCCGAGCTGAAAATGAAAACGGCATAAATCAATTTTTCTTTACATATAACCCTTTTGACCCTATGGGTAATAAATGGTTAAAAGACCGAGAGGATAAGGTCGATGCAGACCCTCGTTCAGCGCAAATGCTTTTGAATTACCTGGACAACCCATTTCTTGCTCCAGAGGAAATAGCCGTTATTGAGGCGTTAATGGATGACCCAGAATACGACAAAATTTATCGGCTTGGAATGTGGGCGACGCCGGAAGCCTTAATATACTCGAATTGGGACATTGTTAATGAAATGCCAGAGGAATACGAGGAGCGGATTTGGGGTCTGGACTTTGGCTATGCTCATCCAACAGCATTGGTGGAATTGCGAATTACAGAGAAGGAAGTATGGGAGAATGAGGCGATATTCAAAACGCATCTTACGACACCGGAGCTTATAGACCTGATGAAAGTGATAATTGAGAATCCTTTTGATGAGATTGTTGCTGACTCGTCAAGGCCGGAGGCGATAGCCGAAATCAAGCGAGCCGGCTTCAATATATATCCGTGTCTGAAAGGCCCGAAATCAGTTTGGTATGGAATACGAGACGTTCAGAAATACAAATGCCATATTCTCCACTCTGCTACTAATATAATAGACGAGAAATCCGGTTATAAGTGGAAGGTGGATACAGCGGAGAATGTTCTTGACGAGCCGGTAAAAATAAGAGACCATACGCTTGATGCTGAACGATATGCCTTGAGCCGTGTAGCGGCGAGGACGAAGGTGGCTGTTTCGATTATTGACTTAGGCGATGACGAGATTGACGATGACGAAGGTTGGATTTGAAAGGAAATGATATGGAAAACGCGATAAAATTATCAGTAATTTGCTATAAGTGTGAAAGTGAGTTAGAGGTACAATTATCCTTTAATGAGGATGAGAGCGATGAGGTAAAAATAGAAGTAAAACATTGCTCGGTTTGTGCGGAGAAAGAAAAGGCCGCTTTGAAAAAGGCGAGAGAAGAAGGATTCAAGTTGGGCTATGGTAAAGAAGTGCCAAGTCCGCCGCCCCCGCCACCCAATGAAATGCTCAAAGAGGGCGATACGGAATCAAGAGTTATGGAATGCTAAGGGGAACGATATGAGAACTGGTGAAGTGGTATTAAACAAAATCATAAGAGCCATTATGGAGGTTACAAGCGAAAGCGATATTGCTTGCATTGTAAAAACAGAGGATTCAATCATTTTTCACACAGCTTGGATAGACAAGGACAAATTGTATCAAGCATTAGAAGAAGAGTTTAATATTTGAAAGGGGAACGATATGAACCGTAGGGGATTATGTTATAATATAATTTCTTAGATATGAAACGCCGCCCGCTTTTACAGGGGCGACACAATGGACATATTGGGTTGGGTTGCGACACGGGTCGCAAAGAGACTTAATCTGCCAGGCACGTGGAATATCGCAAACTGGCAGAGCGGGAAGCCGTACATACCGCCGGAGGACTATCGCTCGCTTGTCAGCAAGTACACGAGCTGGGTCTATGCCTGCGCAAGGACGAATTCGGTGAACTGTGCGCAAGTACCCCTACGCCTATACACCAAGAAGCCGAAAGGTAAGTTTGTCCGTTTGAAACCGACGCGGACTGTTACCGATAAGCAAATGGCCTGGCTTATGCGGTCGCCGTATGTGCATCGTAAGATTATGCAGAACGATGAGGTAGAGGAGGTTCTCGACCATCCATTTCTCGACTTGATGAAGAACGTGAACGAGTACGACAACGAGTTCGACTTGAAGGAGGCCTTGTTCTTATTTCAGGAGCTTACGGGCAATGCCTATTGGCATATCTTGAATAGCCCGACTACAGGGCAGCCAGAGCAGATATGGACGCTATTTCCGCAGTACACGAAAGCTGTGCCTGATAAAGTGAAGTATATCAGCCATTATGAGTATTCAGTAGGGTTCGGTGAGAAGCAGATAATCAAAACGGAGGATATGATTCATTTCAAATATATCAATCCTAAAAGTTCGTTTGTTGGATTGGGTCCTTTGCAGGCGTGCGTAGTAGCGGCGGATTTAGGCACGAGTATGAATATGCTTGAAACATCGCTGTTTGACAACAGGGCTGTGCCCGATATGGCGCTCGTGCTGCCGTCGGAGGCGGGGGAGATGGGTGAAAAGGAAATAAAACGGATAAGGAAAAAATGGAAACAGGCATTCGGGTGGGCGAGGAATAAGGCGGGGAATATGGTTGTTCTTCAAGGCGGGGCTGATTTGAAGCAGTTGGCTCTAACGCCGAAAGAGATGAACTTTCTGCAAGGCCGCAAAGCATCGAAGGAAGAAGTGGCCGCTGTATTCGGTGTGCCTATGAGTATGCTGACGAGTGAATCGGTGAACCGGGCGAACGCCGAAGCGGGAGATGTCCAGTATCAAAGAAAGACAATCCTGCCCCGGTTGCGGAAGGCGGAGCAGAAGATGAACGAACGGCTCCTGCCGAAGTACGAGGGGCAAGAGCTTTTCGTTGTATTCGACAATCCCGTTCCAGAAGATAAGGAATTCCGATTAAAAGAGATTGAGACGCACTTAAAAACCGGCATAACCTCAATAAACGAGGAACGGCAGGTGGATGGCCGGGAGCTGTCCGATTGGGGCGATGTGCCACTTCTACCAGGTACGCTTGTTCCTGTTGGCAGTATGCCTGTAGTCGAGCCGGAAAAGACCGCTAAGAAAATAAGAAAAAAGGCGACATTGCCGCCATTAGGTCATCCGACCAATTTCATAAACGAGCCGTTCATTCGGACGATGCAGGTGTATTACCGGCAGCAGACAAGGGCGTTGTTGAATGCGGTGGATGAATATGCGCC